AGGCGATAAAGTCAGATTAGTTCGTTTTGGTGATCCCAACATGACTATCAAAAAAAATATTCCAGCTCGTAGAAAGTCTTTCCGAGCTAGACACAAGTGCGATACCGCTAAAGATAAATTATCAGCTAGGTATTGGTCTTGTAAAAAATGGTAACGAGAAAAAAACCAAGATGGGCGTCCATCATTTTATTGCCGTTGTGTTTTAGTTTATATATTCATGCGCAAGAAGATACGGGAGATAATAGTGGCAACAATCAATCAGCCGATAACTTCGGGACCAACAACAACAACTCCACAGTTAGTTCTTACAATGAAACAACAGCAACGACTAACAACTATAGTGGAGCTGGTTCTTCTCCTGGTTCTATGCCTGTGGGTTCTGCCATTGCTCCTAGCTTAATGTCTAATGGTATGGATTCGTGTTTGATGTCAGCCAATGGTGGCATTCAGTCTTTTGGTTTAGGTTTATCAACTGGTGCGTATCGTCAAGACGAGAACTGTAACAGACGAAGAGATGCCAAGGTGTTATCCGATCTTAATATGAAAGTGGCTAGTATTGCTCTCATGTGTCAAGACGATAATGTGTGGGAAGCCATGTTTATTAGTGGCACACCTTGTCCGATCTTGGTTAATTCTAAATTAGTCGCAGGTCGAGCAGCTTATTTAGCCATCAAACAAAACCCAGAACTTTATATCCCCAACTATGGTAAGGTCAGACAAGGCCGTAAACCAGCTTTAAAATGTCTGCGTTATACTGACACAGAAGTAATTATTGATTGCCACCCACAAATAATATGGGAATCTGATAAAAGATATAACGAAAAACAACAATTCTATAATACAATACTGAGTATCAACGGAGATATTGATGAAGAAACTACTACTACCACTCTTAGCATTTCTGAGCGCTTCAGAAGCTCACTCAAATCAGGCAGTTGACGATTTAGTTAAACAGTCTGGAATTCTTAGAACCAACATTGACATTGCTATTCAAGGTATTGGTGGTTTTATGACCTACGCACCTTCTGGTTACATAGCGCCCGAAGGCGTCTTACAGGCTGGGTACATTACCTTTGATAACATGGATGCTTACAACGCAGCCCTAGCTAATGTTGAAAATGCTACCTTCTATTCAGCCGAAGATTTTATTCAAGATAACCAACAAGCAGCGCAAGACAATATGGAAGAAGCTATCAATGATTTTGTTGAAGCTACGCTTGCGATTGTAACTGTTATTGAAGTCAATGACCAAGCCGAAAACGCCCAAGAAACTGGTGACATTGCTGACCAAGAAGCTTTGCAAGATTTTATCCAAGACAACGATGTTTATATTACTGAACAAGAAGTGGCTGACTATAACCAAGCGATTACTGATATCGAAGAGTATGGCAATCAATACGCATCATTTACTGCGGTATTATCCAACGATGAGTACATGAATGAGTTTCAAGCAACTGCTAATGAGTACAGAAACAGCTTCTTAGATGCAACGCTTGCTTTTGACGCCTCAGTTGGTATGTTGACTGTTGGTTGGGAAAGTGTCTCAGTCATGGTTGACCTTTCACAATACTATAAGTCAGCTGACGAATACTACGCAGCAGGTCAACAGAATGAATTTTACACCACATCACCAATAGTCTGTGGTTATGACTTCAGCCAATGTAATGAATGATTTAGAGCTTAAAATTGGAAAATTCACATTTAAAGGCATTTATATTGCGATCTTTTTACCTATTATCTCGGGCCTTGCTGGTGGCGTTTGGTATGTCAGCGATTTTTATAATCGTATCAATGTTATTGATGCTTTAGCCAACAGCAACAGTTCGTATGGTGCAAACATTAATGACCTAGAAGCACGTTTATCTTCAGTTGAACAATCTATTGCCGACAACGATATTAGTTCGTTACAGGGCAAATTAGCCGAGCTTGGTACTAATCTATCACTTATTATGGAAGCGCAAAAAGAACTGATGGATCTCAAAGACCAGTTCAAAGATATTGATGTTGTAGCCAAAGAAAACAAATTGCTTGTTGAATCGTATGAAAGTAGAATAAAAGAGCTAGAAAATAAAATTAAATTACATCAACGAGAAGTTGATGATATATGGAAAGGAATGGATGCTCTAGCAAATCCATTAGGCTAATGGCTACTAAAAGAAAAAGTTCAAGTCCCAAACCAAAAAACCCAAGCCTATACGCACGAGTAAAGGCTGAAGCTAAACGTAAATTCAAAGTATATCCAAGCGCTTATGCTAATGCTTGGTTAGTTAGAGAATATAAAAAGCGTGGCGGAAAATACTAATGTCTTTAAAAAAGTGGTTTGAAGAAGAGTGGGTTGATATTGGCCGTAAGAAAAAGAAAGGCAAATACCAGCCTTGTGGTCGCAAGAAAGCATCAACTAGTAGAAAGGGTTATCCCAAATGCGTACCCAAGTCCAAAGCTATGTCTATGACCGCTGCACAAAAAAGAAGTGCAGTCAAAAGAAAACGAGCAAAAGCACAAGGCGTTGGTGGCAAACCAACTAGAGTTAAGACTATAATTAAGAAAAGGAGAAAGTAATGTACGGTTACGGAAAAAAGAAAAAGAAAAAGAAGGGAAAATAAATGAAAGTAAAAGCACCAAAAGGTTATCACTTTATGAAACAAGGAAAGACCGTTTCCTTAATGAAGCATGGTAAAAAGTATGTTCCTCACAAAGGAGCAAGTTTAAGCATGGATTTTAAAGTTATTAAACAACATAAAAAATAAGGAGTAATTATGTTTGATTTACTATTTAATATAGTCTGTCTTGTCTTTATAATAATTGGTCTCTCATCAGTTATTGTTTACGCACTACCTGTGCCTAAAGACAAAAAGCTAAAAAAGATTTACGACTACGTAAAACTTGTAGCATTACAAAAAAAGAAATAATTCGATGAGTAATTTACTAAACAACTTAATAGGTCCAGTATCTGGGATACTGGACAAGTTTGTTGCTGATAAAGATTTAAAAGCAAAACTAGAGCATGAAATTAAAACCGAATTACACAAGGCTAATATGGCGCAGATCGAAGTTAATAAAATCGAAGCGCAAAGCAAACATTGGTTTGTCGCAGGTTGGCGTCCGTGTGTTGGTTGGATTTGTGCTTTTGCACTTGCTTATCACTTCATTCTCCAGCCCTTTGCGATCTTTGCGATATCTCTCGCAGGCCTCTCATACAATCTTCCAGAGTTTGATATGAACAGTCTTATGACTATCTTGCTTGGTATGCTGGGCTTGGGTGGTTTAAGAACTTACGAAAAAAAACAAGGCGTATCAAAATGAAAAACTGGCCAAATTTTAAGTACGAAGAATTTGCTTGTAAACACACAGGTGAAAACAATATGGATCTTAGTGTGATAGACAAACTACAAGAACTTAGAACCGAATGTGACTTTCCATTTATTATCACCTCAGCTTTCAGATCTGAAAGTCACCCAGCAGAAGTTAATAAAGAAAAACCAGGAACACACACCAAAGGCATAGCAGTTGATATTTTGGTAAGCGGTTCACAAGCTTATGAAATTGTTGCTTTAGCACCCCAGTTTGGTTTTACAGGTATAGGGGTACAACAAAAAGGTAAGGCTAGATTTATACATTTGGATGTAGGTGGGGAAAAACATGGTAAGATACGACCATATATCTGGAGTTATTAATGGAGCTATCAACATATTTGGTTTGGAATGTTTTTATTACATTAGTATTAGCACCATTATTATTTTCCATTAGAAAAAATGAAGCAGAGTTAAAAAGGTTGGATATTTTGTTAAATAAAACTAGAGAAGAAATCCCAAGCAAGTATGTAACTAAAGAAGATCAAGAAAACGACATTTCAAGATTATTTGAAAGACTTGACAAATTAGACCAAAAAATTGATAAACTAATAGCACAATGAATTTTTACAATCCATTTATGTCTGCCATACGATATGCCCAATCAATAGCGGGCGGTATGCCATTTTCACAAGTAGTGCAACCTGGTATGAGTTTTTCACCACAGTTTCCAATGGGTGATAGAGTAATACCACCATCACCAGGATTACCACCAGTAGAACCACCAGCAGTAGTACCGCCAAACATACCACCAGTTGGTGTTGGCTCAGGTATGGGTGGAACTGGCTCTGCTCGTCTTGGCGATTTTAGAGGTGGCGATATGGGTATCGTTTATGACCCAATGGATGTTGGTCAACCAGGTGGTCCAATACCTTTTGACCTTGGTAAGTCAGCAGGACCATTAGATTTCATGTCATTGTTACCACCACAACAACCACCAGGAATAGGTTTGCCACCAATACAACCACCAAGCCAACAACTACCAGATTTGTCTGGTGGATTAATGAACACAGTACCAAGCGATCTTGGTAAAGTATTAAGCCTTATTTAAATGCCATCACAAGAAGAAATGATCAAGGCTCAAGAAGCCGAAAACATTCTTAACAGCGATTCTTTTAAAGAAGCCATTGCTAATCTCAAAGAAGAATACGTCAATCATTGGTTAAGAAGTAGAAACATTGATGATGTTGATATGAGAGAAGATTTACACAAAGCCATCCTTCTATTACCAGAAATAGAAAGACATCTAAGAATTATTGCTGAAAAAGGCAAAATCACTAAGTCACAGTTAGAAAAGCTCAGAAAAATTAGTTAAAATATAAAAAAACTACAAAAGGAGTTTTTATGGCAACAACGGATAAACCGATTGCACTACAGTCCGAAATGGACAAAGCAACTTCATCATTTGAAGGATTTTTAGCACCTGAAGAGGAGAATGTTGAACCTGAAGAAGTTGAAGTTGAAGAAGCCGAATCTGAAGAAGAAGTCGAAGAAGTTGAAGAACTTGTCGATGATTTAGACGATGAGGATGAAGAAGAAGTTGAACAAGAAGATATTGAGGAAGAAGTAGAGCAACCTCAACTTTATACAGTCAAAGTTGATGGTGTGGAAACAGAGGTCACGCTCGAAGAACTCCAAAATGGTTATTCTCGTCAGCAAGATTATACGAGGAAAACTCAAGAACTGTCTCAACAGCGTAAGACTATTGAGCAACAGCAAGCTGAGTTAACTCAAAGAGATGCGATTTATTCTCAACTGCTACCTAAGATGGAAGCACAGCTTAATGCTGAATTAGGTGATGAACCTGATTGGCAGAAGTTATATGAGGATGATCCAGTAGGGTATGTTAGGGAAAAACAACTCTGGGATCAGAAGAAAGAAAAGTTATCCGCAGTTCAAGTTGAACAGCAAAGACTTCAACAAGAAGCCATGGCTGAACAGCAAAAACAAATTCAATCTATGGTTGAAGAGGGTAACAAAAAACTTTTAGAAATAATCCCTGAGTGGTCTAAACCTGAAACAGCAGCTCAAGAAAAAGCTGCTATTAGACAATACGCTATTGATGTCCTTGGTTATTCACCACAGGAAATGGATCAAGTCTATGACTACAGAGCTTTGATTGGTTTAAGGTCTGCATGGCTTCAACACGAAGCTGGACAGGCAACTAAAAAGAAACCAACACAGAAAGCAGCTGCCAGAGTAGGTAAACCTGGTTCAACAACCAGAAAAAGGTCAGCAGGTCCAGAGAAAAAATTGCGTCAAAGGTTAAAGCAAACTGGGAAATCTCAGGATGCTGCTAAATTATTTGAACAGCTATTAAAATAAGGAGAAAATATAATGGCAAAAGTTACAAATGCTTTCGATACCTATAGCGCTACTGCTGATAGAGAGGATTTGAGTAATATTATTTACAACATATCCCCAATGCAAACTCCATTTATGAGTTCTATCGGCACTAGAAATGTAAAAAATGTTGTCTTTGATTGGCAAACAGAATCACTTCCAACACCATCATCAAGTGGTGAATTAGAAGGTTTTGAACTTTCCAGATCAGCAGCTACAGCAACTGTTAGAGAATCAAACGTATGTATGATTTCAAAAAGAGATGCAACAGTTTCTGGTTCACAAGAAGTTTCAGACGCAGCTGGCAAGAGATCAGAAATGGCTCACCAGTTAGCTCTTATGGCTAAAGCCCTTAAGAGAGATATGGAAGAAGCTCTATGTCAAAAGAACGCAAAAACAACTGGTAATGCTTCAACTGCTAGAAAAACTGGTGGTTTTGAATCTTGGGTTGAAACCAATGTTTCAAGAGGTACAAACGGTGCAGGTGCTGGTAACGGTGCTGCTCCAACAGACGGAACTCAAAGAGCATTATCAGAAGCTTTACTAAAAGACGTATTACAACTTTCATTTGAAAATGGTGGTGAACCATCATTAGCAATTTGTGGACCACATAACAAGCAAGTTATTAGTGGCTTCTCAGGAAGATCATCTGCAAGACAAATGATTGATGCTAATACAGTTGAAGCATCTGTATCAATCTATTCATCTGACTTTGGTGAGTTACAAATCGTACCATCAAACAGATCAAGAGAAAGATCTCTACTATTGGTTGATCCAGAATATGCAAAAGTAGCATATCTAAGAAACTTCCAAACTGTTGATATTGCAACTATTGGTGACGCAGAAACCAAGATGATTGTAGTTGAGTACGGGTTAGAAGTATCTAACGAGAAAGCACACGGTATCGTGGCTGACTTAAGCGTATCTTAATGATACTTTTGGGCGGGCTAGTCCCGCCCTCTTTTTATGGCTAGACGAACTATCATAGATCACAAACTTGGTTACAAACATGAGTTTGCTACCGAGGATGATAAGGTCGTTTATCACACTACTCAAGACGTGCAACCAGTCTTAGAACACGTCAAACAATTAAGTTACAATAAACCAGGGAAAGATTTACGTCACGTTGCGGAAGTTCCTATGGTAATATATCAACAAGCCATGCGTGAAGGCTGGGCGAAAGACCAGAAGGCATGGAAAAAATGGTTGAACAATCCAGATAATAAATTGTTCAGAACATGGAAAGGTAAGGTATGACATATTCAGAATTAAAAACCAACATAGCAAATTACTTAAACAGATCTGATTTAACAGATCAAATGGATATGTTTATTGATAATGTTGAAGGCGAAGTCAACAGAAGAGTAAGACGCAAAGAAATGATTAAAAGAGCAACAGCAACGGCTGATGCACAATACCTATCACTACCTAACGATTGGTTAGAAGCAATCAATGTTGAAATAACATCCAATAATTTTTCACCAATCCTACAACAGTCTATTGAAAGTTTAGACATTTACAGAAAATCAATTAATAACAAAACAGGACAGCCTGTGTATTTTGCATTTGTGGACGATACAATGGAACTTGCACCTACCCCTGATGCTAGTTATACATTACAATTAACATATTATGGCAAGATAGATGCTTTAAGTGATAGCAACACAAGCAACTTTCTTTCTAATAACCATCCAGACGTTTATTTGTATGGTGCTTTAAAACACGCTTCTATTTATTTAATGGAAGATGAACGAGTAGCAATGTTCTCACAACTCTTTGAAAAAGCGTTAGAAGAGCTTAAAATGGAACAAGAAAAAGCAGAATTTGGCAAAGGCTCTCTTATGCAAAGAAGAAGGTCCTATGGCAAAGCTAAGAAAAACGTTTATTATTGGAGTAACAACTAGGAAGTATTATGGCAGGATTTTCAGATTATTTAGAAGATAAAGTTCTAAAACACGTTTTTGGTGGTAACGCATATACTGCACCATCAACCCTATACGTAGCATTATATACTGTAGCACCAAGCGATACAGGTGGTGGTACTGAAGTTTCAGGCGGTGGTTATGTTAGAAAAACAGCTGCATTTTCTGTGTCAGGTACAAACCCAACAACAGCATCCAATACTGCTGCGATAGAATATCCAACAGCCACAGCAAATTATGGTACCGTTGTTGCCGTTGGTGTTTTTGATGCTTCAAGCTCAGGCAACCTACTAGCTTACGCTAACCTCAGCACATCAAAGGTCGTATCTTCAGGAGATATATTTAGATTTAACACAGGCGATTTGGATATAACTCTGGCATAACATCATGGCCACTATAGGCTACGGTAGAGGGTTTTATAGCAGATCCAAGTGGAATGATTTAGATGGCCAGTTTAGTGCCACAGTCTCCGCAACCACAGATTTTTCCGCAGTACCAAGACAGGTTAATACTGGTGTTAGCAACATATCAGTAGTTTCTAATTTTATAGCTATTGGGACACAAGTTGACTTAGCCTTAGTCACTATTGCAGCAGTTTCCGATTTTGATTCACAGGGCTTTATCAAAGCAGGTGGTGTATCGGTTATTGGTGGTGTTAGTGATTTTGATTCAACAGGGTTCTTAACATTAGGTGGTGTTGGTGTTGTTCCAGGCGTTAGTGATTTTGATAGCACAGGACGAGCAACTTTTGCAGGCGCTGGTATTTCCAACCAAACAAGTAGTTTTTCATCACTCGGTAGTTTAAAATGGGAAGGTGAGACTGTAGGAGCTGATATATGGACACAGCAGACAGTATCAACAACATGGACAAATCAAAGTAATCCAAGCACAAGTTGGGATGAAAAAGATAAACAAGAGGTAGCATAAATGTCAGACACAACAACAACCAATCTTAGTTTAACCAAGCCAGAACCAGGGGGTTCTGAAGATACTTGGGGTGATAAGCTCAATACCAACTTAGATACTTTAGATGCGATCTTTGGCGCAGGCGGGACAACCGTATCTATGGGTAATGTTTCTGTCGATCAGTTGGATCTTGGCGACAACGAAAGAATCAGACTAGGTGCTAGTCAAGATTTACAGATTTATCACGATGGTTCTAATAGTTTTATACAAGATAGTGGTACAGGTAACTTAAGAATTGCAGGTCAATCTGTAGATATTCTTAATCCTGATGCAAACGAATTTAAAGCAAGATTTCTTGATAATGGTGCAGTCAATTTATATTACGACAACTCACTCAAACTAGCCACCACCTCATCAGGGATAGATGTTACAGGGACAGTCGTTGCAGATGGTTTAAA